GGTCAAAGACTTCAGTCGGATCGAGAAGATGTACAACCAGTCGGACATGAGGCGGTACTACGTCCCATGCCCAGACTGCAATCACATGCAGTATTTGCGGTGGTCGAACATCCGCTGGTTTGACGACGATCCGTCAACAGCGTCTTACTGCTGTGAGAACTGTGGCGTGATGATCCCTCACGCCAAGAAGAGGTGGATGGTTGAGCGTGGTGAGTGGCGTGCAACTGGTCCTTTCAATGGCAAGCACGCTGGCTTTCATATCTGGGCGGCATACAGCTACAGCCCGAATGCAGCGTGGTCGAATCTGGTTGAGGAGTTTTTAGATGCAAAGCATGATGCCGAGCAGCTGAAGACATGGGTCAACACGATTCTTGGCGAGGTCTGGGAGGACGAGTACGCGAGCAAGATCAGTGGCGAGTCGTTGCTGCAGCGTGCTGCTGAAGAGAAATACAAGCAGGCATCACCACCGGCAGAAGTTTTGTTGCTGACGTGTGGGTGTGACTGTCAGGACGACAGATTGAGTTTGTCGGTGTGGGGATGGGCCAGAGATGAAGAGGCTTATTTGGTTGATCGAGTGGTTCTTCATGGATCACCGTCTAGGCCGGAGGTGTGGAAGCAATTAGATGAGGTCTTGCAGAATCCGTATGAGACTGAAGATGGCCGCAAGCTCAACATCGAGGTTTGCTGCATTGACTCTGGTGGTCACCACACACAAGAGGTGTATGGCTATGCGCGAGAGCGTGCAGCAATGGGCGTGATTGCCATTAAGGGCATGGGCCAGAAAGGCAAGCCGCCTTTGGGCAAGGCAAGCAAGGTTGACATCAACTTCAAGGGTCGAGCGATGAAAAATGGTGCTCAATTGTTCCCTGTCGGCGTTGATGGAGTGAAGTCATTGTTGTTCGGGCGCCTGAAACACAATGACCCTGGCCCTGGATACCTCCACTTCTACCCAACTGTTGGTCCTGACTACTTCCAAGAGCTAACTGCAGAACGACAGGTGCTTAGGTATCGCAATGGCTTCCCTGAGCGAGTTTGGGTCAAAAAAAGTCAAAGTCCAAACGAGGCGTTGGACGAAATGGTCTATGCGTATGCCGCTTTACACCGGATGTATCAGAAATTTGATCGCCGGAGCATTTGGGATCAGTTTGAACGGCGTAATGAGCCTAATAAGCCGTCTCAGCTAGGATCAAGACAGCAAAAACGGCCTAATCGCCGTAATTTCGTCCAAAGCTGGTAGTCCCGTGAACATCCCAAGCGAGATCCGGGCTGGTGACACCGTCAAATGGAGAGATGACTCTTCGACGGATGTTTTCGGCAACGAAATCAAAAGTGACGAGTGGACCCTCAAGTATTACCTGAGGACTAACACCGCTTCGGAAGGTCACATTTCCACTGGCAGTGTTTACGGCACTGGCTGGGAATTTACGATTTCAGCCACCGATTCAGCTGGATTCGATGCTGGGAATTGGTACTGGCAGGCGATTGCAACCAAAGACAGCGAAAAGCTGACTCTTGGATACGGCACTTTTGAGGTCGAAGCGGCTCTTGAGTATTCAGGCACTCCTGGCGCTTATGACGGTCGAACTCAAGCCAAGAAAGATTTAGAGGCTGTACAAACAGCCATTCGCACGCTGATCGCTGGTGGCGCGGTACAGGAATACAAGATTGGCAATCGCAACCTGAAGCGTTACGACCTGCCTGATTTGATTCAGCTTGAAGGTCGACTAAAAGCAGAGGTCAAACGTGAAGAACAAGCCGAGCTGATCGCCAACGGGCTTGGCAATCCGCGCAACATGTTCGTGAGGTTTAACTGATCATGGGTATTCGTTCGAGCTTCATGAACTTTTTGGGCTTTGGCAAGCCCGCTGCACGAGTTTTCCGCCGTGCGTACAACGGTGCAATGGTCTCGCGCCTGACATCAGATTGGATGTCAACGCAAGCCAGCGCTGATGCTGAGATCAGGGGCAACTTGCGGCGCTTGCGGGATCGTTCTCGCGAGATGGTGCGGAACAATCCGTATGCAAGGCAAGCCAAACGAACGACACAGATCAATGTGATCGGCACCGGCATCAAGCTGCAATCTCAGGTGCTGCAGTTGCGTGGCAGCAAGCGTGACAACCGTATTAATAACGAGATTGAGGCGAAATGGTCTTACTGGACCCGTCCTAACGCTTGCGACTGCTCTGGTCGTTACAGCTTCCACGATTTTGAGTGGTTAGCTGCTGGCGCAATGTGTGAGTCGGGCGAGGCGCTATTCAGGATTGTTCGGCGTCAATTTGGCGAGTCAAAGGTGCCTTTGGCACTGCAGATGATCGAAAGCGATCTTCTGGATGAGTCATACAACGGTGCGACGGGCAAGAAGGGCAACGAATGGCGCAATGGCGTTGAGGTTGACGAGTGGGGCCGCCCTGTGCGGTACGCGATTCTTACTCGTCACCCTGGAGATACATTTTTCCAAGGCAATCCTGTGCCTGACAAGAAGCATGTGTTTCTGCCTGCTGATGACGTAATTCATCTGTTTATGCCTGAGAGGCCAGGCCAGAACAGGGGTGTGCCGTGGTTCCACAGCGTGATGTCTGACGCGCATCAATTGCAGGGTTATGAAGAAGCAGCGGTGATTCGTGCTCGTGCTGGCGCGAGCATTATGGGCTTCATCACCAACAACGAAGGCGAGTTGATTGCTGACGATGTTGAAAACAGTGAGCGGATCAGTGAATTCTCACCCGGCACATTTAAGTATCTAAGTCCTGGCGAGCAAATTACTGTGCCGGACATTGATTCTCCTGATCAGCAATTTGAGATGTTTGTCAAAAACAAGGTCAGGCGTTTTGCGTCTGGCTTTGGTTGCTCATATGAGACATTGTCTCGTGACTTCAGCGACACCAATTACAGCAGCTCAAGGCTGTCACTGCTTGAGGATCGGGAGCATTGGCGCGTCGTTCAGAAGTATTTGATCGACAACCTGCACATGCGGGTATTCCGCGAATGGTTGAACCTTGCGGTTCTTAGCGGCTACTGCGATTTCCCGGATTTTGAGCTGCGTCCTGAGCGTTATTTGTCTCCCCGGTGGATGCCGCGTGGCTGGAGCTGGGTTGACCCGCTCAAGGAGGTCAAGGCTTATCGGGAGGCCGAGCAAGCTGGTTACATGACCAAGCAGCAAGTCATTGCCTACTCAGGCGGTGATTTTGATGACAACGTCGCCGAGCTTGCTCGTGAGCAGCAAATCGCTGCTGACGCTGGAGTCAAGCTAGACAAGGATCTTGATTTGACCGACGAGACTATGCAGCTCTCGTTGCTTGAATCAGAAGAGCCACAGCCCACCCGCAAGCGGACCAATGGCAAACGTAAACGGAGTTGAGATTGACCTCATGCCTAACGAGGGCATGAGGACTGAGGCTCAGCGCTATCGGGATTGGAAGTCTGATGGTGAGGGTGGCGGCACTGATGTTGCTCGCACTAGAGCCAGTCAGATTTTGAGTGGCAATGAGCTTTCAGCGGACACAGTTGTGACCATGTCTGCTTGGTTCGCAAGGCACGAGGTGGATAAACAAGGCAAGGGATTTAGCCCTGGTGAAAATGGTTATCCCAGCAATGGAAGGGTGGCTTGGGCTGCTTGGGGAGGTGATGCTGGCAAGTCTTGGTCAGACGCTCGCTCCAAGCGAATCAAGAAAGCACGGGAAGGTAGACAACTTATTAGCAATAATGAGGAAGAACTCTTGACTTCTATGGAGCAGGAACAAGAAAGGGCAGCACCTGATGCCCTAAAGACGGGAGACTTCGTCTCTTGGAATTCATCAGGTGGTCGCGCTGAAGGTCGCATTGACCGGATTGAGCGTGACGGAACCATCGATGTTCCTGACTCTTCATTCACGATCACCGGCACCGAGGATGATCCTGCGGCGCTGATCACTCTTTATCGCGAGAAAGAGGCAACTGATCGGAAGGTCGGGCACAAGTTCAGCACGCTGACCAAGATCGCTCCAATTCGTGCCGAGGAGGCTGAAGAGGAACGAGTTGAGCAGCCTGAGGAGAAGCGTTCTGTTGTCGGAGAGCGCATGCAGCGCACTGAGGCAACCGAAATTCG